GTATCACCGGCAGTCGATGAGAGCGTGACTCCGATTGCAAGATTGGCATAAATTGGAAAGTCGTCAACAAGTAATTCAGTAATCCGCACAATTGGTTCAGTAAAATATGCGTACCAATCTTGAACCCCAGAAGTTGCAACGCCAGAATATGTTTTATTATATACCAAGCCGTCCGTGGTATCCGTTCCCGTTATAACAATTGATGCGCAGTCGATATTCAGCAAAGCAACAGCATTAACCCGCCCGACGGCTTTGTAAACATTGACGATGCTGGTTACGTTCGTTGTCTGAGTTGATACAGATGAATCGTGCATTCTCCAGCGATTCGTTGAATCAGCCCTAATCCAATAAGTCGTGTTTATCACCGGCGCACAACCGTTTATCGTCGTGCTTGATACCGTCTGCGACGCGCTTACCGTGTAAGTTCCGACCCCGCCGCTACCAGTTCCAAATGCCGTGATCGTGGTGCCTGCCGTAACCCCTGTTCCGGTCAGCGTCATGCCGACAGCAAGCGTGCCAGATACGACAGCAGAGACTGTAAGAACCGTCGTGGCGATGGCTGCGGTCATTGATCCACCGGCAAGCAGCGCCTCGTAGACATCGTGCCGGGTGGCTACAGCAGCATGAGTGCCACTCTGTGACCCGCTGGTATTGATCGGAGCGCCGCCTGGAGTTGCCGATATGTAAAAAGTATCAGCAGTTATCGAATCCTGCACGAAGTAAACAGTGCCAGACACAATACCTGTTGGCAAGCTGCCAGACGTAGTGAATCGGATGGCGGTCTTGTCTGGTAGTTGATGCTCTGTCCACGTCACGACACAAGGCGATGCTATCGTCATCGTTACTGCTGCATTGGTTGGGCTGACTACCTGTACCCTGTTTGTCGCAGCGTAAAGGGTTGTTTTGGAAAAGGCAGAATATTCCGCCTCCGTCACAGTGCTGGACGTGAGGTTACTGTCAGCGATGACAAACGGAGTGGCGGGAATCTGTGAGCGGATTAATTTCATGTTCTCGTCGCCGGTAATCCTTCGCCATCAAATTTTCTAATTCTCTTTGCTGTATCGCCAGTGTTCAGAGCAATTGCGACCAGTGCTGCATTCAATTCTACTCTCATCCCGCGCACTTCAGAAGCTACAGCATCCTCTTGACGAGCAGCAGCTGCCGTCTTAATTCTTTCGCCGCTATGCAATTGAGCCACGTATCCATCAAACGGCACTCTGTCCAATCCGTCAGCATGACTGCCCATGTATTCCTGCGATCCTGTGAATCCTGCGATGACGGACGCGGTGGAAGCACCACCAGCAAGGGCAGCGGTCCATCCAGCCAGTCCAGCAGCATCCGGCGCACGTCCGAGCAGTTGATTATAAAGACTGGTCACGAATGTTTCATTGGTGGACATTCCAGCCTGCGCGACGCCCGCACCAGCCGTAACGCTTTTTAATGTTGACGTTGCAGAAGCTAGTCCAGCAATTGCATCCCTAACCGAAAGCATTGATTCGTTAAGGTTTATTAGTAACCCGACTTGCTTATTGAGCGCGTCAAGTTGAGCAGTTGCTTTGTCTGCCTGAGCTGACATATTGGATGCTAACATCGTGTTGGTACTCATGACCGAGCCGACAATCCGCTGATACTCTAGCGAAGTTGATGCCGTTGCCAGCTTTGCAGTTAAATATGCCTGCTGTGCTCCGCCAAGACCACTTATTGCTGATTCGTTGCCAGCCCGAGCAAGCTGGACCTGAGCGCGATACGCACCCTCTGCGGCATCGGCCCCAGACACTAACCCAGAATTCAGTAAGAGTATTGCTGTGGCGAATCCGGCAAACTTTGATATAACGCCCTCAAGTAAGGTCTTTTCTGTGTGATAGGATGTAAGCAAATTGGCCTTTGCGGTATCTACTCCAGCCTCAGCGACTCCAATTGCAGCGGTTGCTGCATCTGCCACAGCAGCGAATGCAGGTGCAATATTCATTAACTTTGCATAAGTAGCCGCCCCGACCTCTCCGGTCAAGTCTAGCGAATGGACCAATGCGGCAAAATCCTTCTTTGTCGTGAATGCTGACAGCCCCATCGCCGCCATTTGTTCTAGCACTTCACGCTGAGCGGGCGCCATTCTCTGTTCACTTGTTAGGAAGTTGTCAGAATAAAACTTAGCTTTCTGTGCAAACGCATCCATCCCGCCAGCTAGATTAATCAACCGTTCCCTAGCCTCCATCGAAGCTAATCCAACAGCGCCAAAAGATCTGCCAATCGAGTAAAGGACTGCATCGACGGACGCATATTCACTAGCCAACCGCTTCAGCGTGGTCGCAGCAGTTTCTCCTTCTTGTATGAATTTCTCAAAGTTGCCGGTAAGGTTTGCTAGTTCGTCAGCAATCCCTAAGAACATCTCATCAATTGCCTTCTTGTCACCCTCAGCATTGCCTGTCAATACCAGCCTAATTCGCTTGGTATAGCCCGCTATTGCATCCACTGGAAGAAGTAATACCTTTGCATACGTTTCTGTACTTGACCTCACTAGAGCCATTGCAGCACTTAATCTCTCAGCCATGCGCGGGTCAAGTTCACCCTCGGTGGTCCATCGCTTAGTTCCGAGAACGATGCTCTTTTTCTTCCAGTCTTGAAAATTCACGCCCTCGAATCCTTGTGGGCCAAATGTCCCAGAAATACCAGCTTCCTGAGGTTTAGATGGGCCAAAGGAAAAAAGTTTGTAGATTCCATAAATCGCCGCAGCAGCCAGAATTAAAGGACCAGCCATCGCTGCCATAGATACGCCCATGCCTGCGGCTGCAGCAGCGCCCCCCCCTGCCGCTGCACCAGAGCCACCAGCCGCTAGGAAGGCGGACGCACCCGTTATTGCCGCAGCCTCAGTTCCTACCGCAGCAAGCCCCGCGCCGAACGCGGCAGCCGAACTAGAGCCTAATGCTGAACCGATGCCGCCGATAACCGAACCTAGCCCGCTAGTCAGTGCGCCGGAGAACCCTTGATAAATAGTTTTTCCAGTATCGAGCATCGAAGCTGCACTGAATAAGGTGTCCATCGGCGATGCACTTGCAGCACCAGAAGCCCCGCCAGTTGCGCCGACAGCAAGGTTCATCACCCACTTCTTGGCAAGCTGGTATGTGATCTCTGCCATCAATACCTTAAATGATGACTTTATGGAATCCATCGCACTCTTACCATGCGTGGCAAATTGAATAAATGCCATGCGACCAGTAGACTCAACAGTCGAACCCAATTGACTCCAATAAGCAGCGGCATCATCAGCAGATTTCTTTTCGGCACGTGCAAGAATTGCAAGATTCTCAATTCTTGTTTTCTCTGCGAGAGCGCCGTCCTCTTGCGCCTGTGTAAGCTGGCCCCATTCTTGAGCAGCGGTCATAATCTCCAGTCTAAGACCTTCTGTAGGAGCTTTACCTGCCGCATAGGACGCATCCATCATCTTGCGTTGGATGTTATTTAACCCAATCTGCTCCGTTTCCTGACGCAGCGATACAAGGTAAGATTGAGCGGCATCAATAGCTGACTTGCGAGCAGCAGCAGCTTTCTTTAGCGCGTCACTATTAATCTCTGTTTCTACAGTGTTTATCTGAGTCTTTCCAGTAACGTCGTTGAGCGTTACTTGGTTTTCTCGTTCTTTGTCCATCAGAGCGAATCTAGCTTGTGCAGATTTTGTCAAGGCACCATACGAGTCAACATTGGCGCGGAATTCGTTTGCACGAGCCTTAGTCAGATCACCTAACGCGCCGAATTCGCCCTTCATAACCAGGCTAGCCGCTTGGCCAAAAAACACGATCTCCTGATAGAGTTCTTTTATCAATGAAACTAGAACCATGACAGCATCACCGACAACAGCGAATGCCAATATAGAATTGCGTCCCCATTCTCTGAACTGACCTGTAACCGCCAAGTCCTGTGCTTCCTGATTCAGCCCTTTGAGTCCATCAGTTGCTGCCATGACTGCAATGATTAGAGCTTCGTTAAATGTCTCGCCGATCTGAAGTTTAAGATTCTCAGTATACCGCTGCATCGAGAGCAGTTGCTTTCCAGCGGTTCCCATCGCAGCTTCATACGTTCCCGCGATACCCTCACCCTCTTTCATCACGGCATTAAGAACCGCCTGAGTTTTCTGCGCTTGAGTTAACTGGCCAGTTGTAACGCCAAGCTGCTGCGCTAATGTCTTGTATGAGTTCTCCATGCTGATATTGATGCCGATGGTGCGGAGAACTTCTGTTTGACCAGACTGAATGCCATGAACTAAGCGAGCAAAAGAGTCTGATGAGTTAACATTGCCAATGACTGCGGCATCTTGCGCGATCCTGGCGAGTTTTGATGCACTGGCAAGGTCAATATGCGCTTGGACCAGTCTAACTACCTGTTGGCGAGATTCCACCATTGATATCCCTGTCTTTTGCAGAGACTTTGCAGCAGATTCCATCTGGCTGCCAGTATAACCAGCGTTATTTCCAACAGTACGCATGACAACGCCAAGCGTTTCATACCGAGCGTAGAGCGATGCAGCTTCCTGAGCATACTGCATAGCCTTGAAAGCAGCGAAAGAAGCCGCCATAACGACAGCAGCTTTACCTAATTGCAAAGTGGACGAGGTTAGATTCTTAGTTTGAGTATCTGCCGCGTTGCCAGCTTTAGCGAATCCGCCGAGCGCGTCTTTCCCACGATTAAGATCAGTCGTGTCTACTTTGATGAATAGGTCTGCGACGTCCATGCTCATTTTGTTGTCAGCGCCACATTATCTAACTGTTTAAGAACTCGGATTTCATACGGTTCTGGAGAAACGCCGGAAAGAGTTGACCATGCAAGTATCTCTGAAAAACTAATTGGCATTGCGCCCATTTCAGAATATTGCCTAGCCTGATTCAATTCAAGAAACCATTGCCAGATGTGAGCGAGAAGGGCAGGACATTTCATCGTTTCCAGTTGCTCCGGTTTCTTACCAGTCTGTTGCCAGATAATGGTAAGGTGCTGCCTCAATGTTGCCCCGTCCTTCTGCCTTACTGCTAATACAAATTCAAGTTCAGCAAAAGCAAGCAGATCTTCTACTTGCTCTTGGTAAAATTTGCTAGGTTTTCTGAAGCCTCCCGCACCTGCTCAACGATTAGTGGATTGTTTGCACACAACGAAACGGCTAGTTCTGGTGTATATGGCTGAGTAATCCCGCGCCATCCAATTATCCGAATTGCCATGAGTTCATGAGCAAATTCTACATCGTCCTCTACAGTGCGTACTTCTTCAGCCTTACCGCGCTTAGCCAATACTGCGGCTTGAGAGCGTTGATTATTCAATTGCTTAAACGCCCACTTCTGAACCTTTGCAGCGTGTGCACCTAGAACTGTAAAAAATATTCCGGTGTCCTTCCCTTGCGCGTCGAGATATTCAAACTCGAATCCATCCTCGCACTTCTTGATAATGTTTAAGTCGTCTATTGAAATTGTCATTTTACTGCTCCTTTTGCGGGGTGAAATATTGCCCTTGCCGCGCCCTACTCCCGCAAAGGAGTCGGACACGGTAGGTGCGCTCATTAAGCTGCTGAGTCTTGAATAGTAAGAGTCGTTTTCAGCGTGCTTAAAGTGGTTGCCGTTCCGCCAGTGGTATTTAATAGCGCGGTAAACGGTAATGTTTGAATCAAGCCTTTATCGCCATCATCTTTCTTTGCCCCATTAAATTTAACTGATGGGAAAGAGAATGCGATGAAGTCGGCGGAAGCTGTATTATCTGTGGTGAAAACGCAATTAATAGATGCCAGGGTTTCGTTAATGAACAGATCGCGCAGGGTGACAGACTCAAAGAAAGCCGTGATCTGTCCAGAAACCTGTACACGGCCCTCGAATATGTCTGGCTTCGTGTTGCTTCCTACCACTGGTTCACCTGTCATATTTGCATTGATGGTGAAGTTCATGCCGGTGATATTTGCAACTGCTGATCCTGCAACATAGATTGCGCCATTTACAGCAGCAAGGCATCCGGTTGTAGTCTGGGCTGTTGGTGAGGTGAAATATTCTGCGCTTGCTGTGGTAATGTCTTTACCCATGAATGCGACGCCAACTGTAGCCATTCCCGTTGCTGGCAGTTGAACATCAATTTGAGAAACCTTGCACCCACTAAAGACTTCACTCAAAGTCAGGTCGCTGTAGAAATGCTCAATCGAATAGGATAGATCAGTGTGGCCAGTTAAAGGTATGCTGGCGAACTTTCCCATCGATACGCATGTCACGGTATCCCCAGAAGCCTTCGCGCCAACTGCGACCCCATCCAGCATCGTTCCGGTCATGATTAGAGCGGTCAATGATGTGATGTAGAAGTTGTGGGCATTGTTAGGCACGCCGGTTGTTGCGAAACCAGACCACTGTACTACTTGTCCGATCTTGAAGCCGTCTGTGAAGTACGATCCAGAAGCCCGCGTGAATGTGCCTGATGCTCCAGAAGTCACAGCAGCTGTGACAGTTACAATCGCGCCGGTGGTTGCCGCAGTCTGAAATGCTTGACGCAATCCTGCTGCCATGAAATCTTTGTACGTCCCAGGACTCAATTCGCCGTTAATCGTGCCGCCAACGGACCGACTCCCATGACGCATATCCGCGACTTGGTAATCAGTGCGGATTTCGTTTGATTCATACGCGTCTTTTGTTAGGTCAATATCGCTAGTGATCCGACGCAATAGTTGAGAACTTGCAGCCGCAGGAACAGTTCCCCATGCCGACTCTACCTTAAACTTTACCTGCTTATTTACGCCAGTTGCGATTGTCATAATTAACGCTCCTTATTGAATATTAGAAAAGAATCGCACTTTAACGGGAATGGCAAAACGATCTCCATCCACGCTACCGGGCGAAACTTCCGGTGTGTTCGATACTGTTACGGTTACGCCGCTGCTCGTAAAAGCAGCTCCACGATAAAAGGTGCTGCGAATTAACTCTGCTCTAGCTGCTGGTAATGCTGCACCAACCAACAAGGGGTAAAACAATGTTACTTGCATGTATCCAAGTTCCCGATAGTTTCTACCAAATTCTGAATTAACCGGTTCTGCAAATAGTAACTGTACTTTCTGATATGCCGTTCCTGTAACTGGTGTGAATGGCGCGTTCTCCCAAGCACTGGACAAAGAAGGAGACATTGCATTTAAAGCCACCTCAAGCGCCGAACGGATATTAGTAACTCCGCTCACTTTGAAACCTCAACAGCCACACGAGACACAATGCCTTCAAAGTCAAGAACAGCAAGTCCAACTACACCGGCAGGTGCTTGTCTTGACCAACCCTTTTCGATCCGTTGTGCGTACTGAACATTATTTGTCAAGAAGTGAACTCCGATAGTTGGAGCCGCCTCTATCCCCGCATTTATTCGTGTGGTGGTTGCCGATCCTGTTTTATCGGTAACATCTAACTCACCACTAGGACGTGATCCAAATCCATACTGCCAATTGCCTCGGAATCGACCGCCAACATAACCGATCGGCGGGGTGCTTTTCCAATACGATGTGTCTCCAACCGGACTCCGCTCATCTAACTTGCGATCAAGATCAATCAGCGTCTTGCGTACAAGCTGGTCAAACGCCTTGCTCGTCTTAGCTGAAAACTGATTAAAAGTTACACTTGCCATTATCGCCTCAGCACACAGTCATAAAGTACGGCTATCCCACCGGGTGCAATGATCTTAATATTCTTAATCGTGTAAACCACGCCACCAATTGTTACTGTACTCTCATCAATCTCGGGTGCAGTTAACGCTGTTCCTGCGGTGTTCTTTGTTGAAAGGAGTAATTGCTGGTCATCTCTTTTTATCAAAACACCGTCAATTTCTTTTGTACCGTAATCAAAAACAGCGCCCCTTGTTGACTGGGTTGTTGTGGTAACTGCTGCCGTTCCAGTCGTCGGGTTATATGTTGCGACTGTGCTGCGTGTCAGCGTTATTGCTTGTCCGAACTCTATTAAGATTTCGTCTGCAACAACCGAATCTTCAGCGTAGTCGTATGTCATTTGCAGAGTTCCAATGCCTGCGATGCTGTAAATCCCTGAGCAATTAATGCGTTATATTTTCCGCGAGTAATCTGAGCAATCAATGATTGCGCTTCGATGATCTGAGCTAGACCATCGCGTAATTCCCGATTATGGTCTTTTACGCCATTGCCAGTTAACAAGCGCAAATTATCGCTCATACCCGCACCAATTCAGTCTGTCCGAAGCTGTTTTTCAGATACGGACGCAGCATTGCATCAATCTCAGGGTATCTCTTTGCCTGCGGGCTGAATGGATCGTAAGTCGTAGAGATTTGACCAATCGTCACGCTCAATTTCCCGCGTGTAAGATCAGCATTTAACTCGGCACTTGCTGAACGAAGCGCGAGAGATGCGCACGCCCGCTTTACTTCCACTGGAACTATATTTGATGCGTAGTAATTTGCACCTGCACCGTACTGCTCAGGCTGATCCTTAATAGGAGTCCACCCTCTAGGCCAGTCGAGTGCTTGATCTAGCACGAACCGTGTGCCATCCCACAAAAAGCGATACCTGCTGACCATATAGGTCGTTGCTTTGCGTAGTGACTGCTCTCTGATAGCGTCCGATGCCAACGCAGCCCATCCAGCGTCACCGATATTTGAGAAATAGGTGCTAGCATCCGCGACTGAGATATAGCTTTCAGCGGTGGACAGGCCAGTTCCATCCTCTACAATCAGCGCCATTAATTCACCCGACGCGCTTTAATAACGCCGTAGCCCTTCAGTGTGGAGACTGTGAAGGTAGAGTGGAAAACTAGATAGACCGTCGTGGTTGCAGTTAGTGAAAGACGTACTGTCGGTGAATTTCTGATCTGTGATTTTGCTCCAGGTACAAATGCAGTTGGATTAATGCCTGTCTCTGTACCCAACGCGCCTGCCGTGTTATCAACCAGCGATATGCTCTCGGATAGGTGAGTGATTGATGTCGAGGCTGCTGATAGATGCGCCGCGACTCCTGATACATCCCAATCACCAGCCGTTAAGCTGATTGAAAGCACCGTCTTTGGCGTATTCGTAACTAACGAAACAGCGTCATCAGAAGCCAAGACTGTTTCAGCATATTCACCGATCCCGCGAGTGCTTTGCAGCAATGAGTAATTGAGCGATCCAGTTAAGCATGTGACCTTGCAGACCATATCAACAGGATACCCGCCAAAATATTTGGTCTCACTTGCGGCAATCGTCATCACCTCGATGAATTGATCTCCTTCGTAAACCTCAACAAACGCTGTGCTGCTATCATTTGCTGCAACTGACAAGCGAAACCCATTCGTTACTGATACAGCCGTCGTGTTTTGATTTAACAAGGTGGTCATTTTTTAGCCTTTTTTGGTTTTTCATCAACTACATTAGATGTTTCATAAAGCACGTGACCTTTTTTCGCATCAAAGTCGGATGCGTTTATAACAACAAAGTCACCTTGCGATGCTTGATGAGTGGACTTAATTTTCAGAGTCGGAATGTTAACTATTTCGATCACGCTGTGAACTCCTCGGGTAGTCACTACTGCCCCCTCGTTGGAAGGGGCAGAGATTACTAACCGATCATCAAAGCTGTGTGACGTGGAGCGATAACCTTAACGCCCCAAGCTAGGCCAACCTCGAAGTGAGTCTGGCGATAGCCCTTGTACTCAGCGATCTGGAAGGTCAATCCAGAAACTGGATCGGTGAAGTCGTAAACATCAGCAGCTCCATCACCACCAAAAGGCATATACGGGGTGCGTGTTGCCAAGATGATTGCTGACTTGCTGAACAGCATGTTGCGATCCGTTGCTGCGATCAGAGTGATTGCGCGAGTGGCTGCACCCTGAGCAACACGTAGACCTGGCTCGGCTAGTGTAATCGTATCGCCCGATGCAGGATTCGCACCAGCAAACACGACTGAGGTTACTACGTACTTGTTGGTATCGTTTGCGAAAGTGACGATATCGCCTGCAATGACCAAGCCTGTACCAGCGGTTGCCAAAGGAATGACAGTCTGACCAACAGTGAAAGCTGCGTTGGTGCTAGTTGCCGATGCAGCGGTTCCTGCGGTTACATCCTGCTTGACTGAGCCAGACTCGTGCATGTCAACACCGAAGATGCTACCGATACGTCCTTGACGAAGCAAATCTGAAGTACCGGCTTCGTTAACCTTGAACAGGGTTGATTGCAGGCCCATCATGTTAGCGGTGGCGGTTGAACTCAGGACGCATTGCAAGTCACCTTGAGGAGCGCCGTTGTCTTTCAGAATCTTCATCGCATTTGTCAGGTCGGTGAAATTGCCAGCTGTAGCCATTGGCTGCGTGCCGTCCGTACCTTGTGCGCGTGATGCCTTGATGTGCAATGCGGCCAGATCAGCTTCGACGAGAGATGTGATTCCTCGGAAAGCCTGCTCAAAACGCTGAGAGATTACTGAGTTGTATATGCCTGTCTCGCTGATAGCGAGCTGCTCGTCGCCGTTGTAAGCGATTGGAGCGGCATACTGGTTGCTGATGGTTATGGTTGTATTGCCAGGAGTTACACCACCAGTATCAGGAGCGTAAGAGCCAGGGGTGATGCTGACAGGAGTAATTGCGCCAACAATCGGCACATTAACTGTCTGACCGATCTTTACTGCATCGACGGTTGAATCGCGTGAAACTGCAGGAATGAATCCAACTAGTTCTCTCGATACGCGGTCCATACCGGCGTACATGAAAGGGATTAGGTTTGTTAGGGTATTGGGAGATGCCATGATAAGTGTCCTTTATAGGTTTGTAGGTCAAAAATAGTTTCATTTTAAGACCATCCCGGTCACTGCTATCACGAGCATCCCGCCCGCCCTTCTTGTTCGTCCTGTCGAGGGCATCCCGCCCTTGCTACCAACTACCAGCATCCCGCCGGTAGTTGTTACATCAATTCTTAATCTGTAATGGTGTGAGTTTTGATCGCCTGGCCACGCTTGTCAGCTTCTAGTGAGTTGAAGTGTGCGCGTGTCATCGTCTTGCTTCCGCCATCATTACTGTGTCGTCCGCCATTAGCTCCGCCACCTGATGCCTGAGACATTAACCAATGCTTCGGTGGATTCTCAAGCCATTCGGTCGGTGAGAATGGTGTTTTGCCATCCTTTCCCAGAACCGCCTGTCCTTCGCTATCTAGCTGAACCGCGTTACCACTATCATCCAGCGTAAAAATACTTTGAGCGCGGAGGAGAGCGTCATCAATCGCATCAACGTGCAAACCAGCTTTAGCAGCGGCAGCACGAATATGGTTGTCTAAAACTCGCTGCTTGTAAGCATCCGCCCTTGCTCGCTCAGACTTTGTAAGGTCATCGGCCACCTCAACTCGCTTCTGTAGCTCAAGTCGGAGCTTTTCACTACGCTTGGCAATTACCTCATCAATCTTTCCTGCTGCGATGAGAGCGGCTTCGCCATCTCCCTCTAACTTCATCATCATTTCTTTAACTTTAACAGGGTCAATGCCAGCAAATTGCTCCTGTAGTATTGTCAATGCTGCTTTGCTTTCTTTTGCAAGTCTGCGGTTCTCATCGAGAGCCTTTTTCAGACCGGTCGTATCTTCCATGCCAGAAACGTCAAGATGGAACTTTCCATCGTCCTTGCTAACATAAAATGCTTCCTGACCTACTGGTACTGCGTCTGTTACAAGTGCTAGAGCCATTTATCTTCCTTCTTTGCGGGGTTGGAAAAATACAATTATTGTTGATTTTAGACAAAATTAGCAATAAGTCAATGTTTTAATCATATTTGCTTTTTAGCTGAGCAAGCGTTAACTCGCGTCCTTTGCCATCAATCAAATCGTTTAGAGTAATTTTCTTGTCTCTGAATAATTGCGCTCGGCCTACTCCTAGTTGCTCGTCTTGGATTGCTTTGCTCTGACGAGAGAAGAATCCAGAAGCGGTAGTGTCAGCACGAATCTGCCCCTCGCTGCTCGCCCTTGTCCCGATCTTTGGTTCTGGTAGGTTTGATCCTAACTCCTTGTATGTCAGAGTCACCCCAACCAACACGCATCTGCAATTTACATGAATCGGAGGATTTTCAAATGGTATTGAATGCCCAACAGGGTCTTTGCTAACAGTCGTCCACTCAAGGCCAGCCCTTGCCATGCAGCGAGAGCATGTGTGACTGTCAAAAGTAGTTAAAAATCTAATCTTTGGCGCCACATCCTCATTTTGCTCTAGCAATTTCAAGTGGCTGTCGTTTGCAATAGTCTGCATTGCGGTCTGTACAACCGCAGCAGCGTTGCGCCTTGAGACTTCTAATATACCGGGCTGTCCGGCCTTGCCAGTGACCCTACTGATAATCTGCTGGTTTGTCTCTCCCTGTATCGCACCTTGTCGGATGGCGTTGCTTAGCTTGAACGATGTGTCACTAGACAGCTTTCCCCACCAGTCAGACAGCGGGCCACCTTCGACGGCAACATTACCAACCACTCTAGCCAATGTCGTGGCTGTCGGAAGCACGATAGCAGCTTCGGGCAAAAGGGTTTTATCCATAGACTTAGCAAGATGCTCTGCTTGAGTCTGAGCCAGTGTATCAGTGGTCTTTATGAAGTTTGCCTGGGCCTTCGAGTAATACTCTGACACTATCGCATTGACTTGTCGCAATAGCTCGGCCTGCCGGACCTTAGTAAACTCTGTCAATGGCGTTGCTCCAGAGAGCTTAGTTACGATCTCCTTCTGCATCGCCACCAGAGTCTTTAGAACATCCTTTCGAGTACCGGCCTCCAGCCGCCTTAAATCAAGCTGGTAGCCAAGTATTTCATCGAGATATTTTTGATTGATTCCCGGCATTACTCAGCCATTCCCGTCAAGCGCCCGTTTATTCTCTCCTGCTCCTGCTCGAAGGTTGTATCAACACCGACAACCTCACCAGCCTTCATGTTATCAAATAGAGTCTCTTGACTGATTGCGCCCATTTGCCAGGCTGATACCAATGCGGTCAATTGTGTTGAATCCATAGCAGCGGGCAGAAAGTCTTGGTTGATGTGATACTCAACATCGCTAGTATTGCCCTGCCAGTTACTCAGCCATTGTAGCGCCCGTTCAATACCTTCAGACAATGTTCCAGACATATCAGCAAGTAGAGACTCCTCGCCGTTCTGCCTGCGAGCCAATGCTTCAGCAGATTCAACACCTGATTTCTGGCTTTCGAGCATCCTAGCACCTAGCACCGCCATTTCGGATTTCTTGTCCTCAAGGTTTGTGCGAAGCGCCCTGAACTCACTCTGCACCTCAAGCCACTCGGCCTTAGTTTGTGGGTTAGGCATGCTGTTTGCAGCCTTGCCGCCAATCTTTATCTCAGCAGAGCCTTCGGCTTCAGCATCGTGTCCATAGATAAACATTGTTGGTAGACCAGAGAAAAAGCACCCGCGCTCGTAGCTTGTTGCCTGCATGTAGTGATGGAAGTTTGTCGTTATCAAATCAAGCAGCGGTGGTAGAGCGACTTCCGGCCCAACCGTATCGACTCCGACAAACACAAACGGAATGTAATCAAGATTCTCTCCGTTAGACAGCCTTGGATATATGTCTCCCTCATATTGCTCGGGCGGGTTATCAAACTGATCGCTCCGGTAGATACGCTGCCGGTACTTTCCGTCTACCAAATCTAGGACGCGGTACTGCTTTGCGTACTTAGTCTCCCACTCGTTGTCTGTCTCGATATAGTATTCTTCCTGCAATCGAACTTCGCTAAGAACCGTTACGCTGCCGTACCGCGTCGTTTTCCAATTATAGACATTCTCACATTTATATAATTGGATGCTCGCTCTATATCCAGCAGTCTCAGCAGCCATCATAGTTGATCCTTCTGGCACCGTTGGGTAATCGGTCATTAGTCCAGCCCGCCCAACAGTTAAGCATTCCTGTGCAAGTTCCTTCGCAATCATCTCCATTGAAGTTCCAGCAAGGTCAATGTCGTCCATCATCTCCGAAACATTTTCCTCGCACTCATAGTCAGGTTCTTTGCGAAACAACATTCCACGCAGACCACTAATTGTTCGCCATGTCGCGTTAAAAAATGGTGTCATCTTTATTCTCAAAGCATACGATTGCTCATCCTCTCCTAGCAATCTTGGTAAATAGATCTCACGCGCATCATGGACAGCGTGCTCACCAGCAGAAGCCGCTCTGCACATGGCCCACATTTTCAAATGCTTGTCATACTCTTTATGGGTGCTTCTAACGTCGATATTTATCATAGTAGTCCTGTCATGGTTGTTTGACGGTTCGCCGTCGATTTAATCGGAAATCTCTTTACGAGGAAATATCCTTGCGCGTCCATAGTATGATCATGGCCGGTGGTCTTGTCTGGTTCTCCATTTCTATCATAAGCCTGCTGCTCAAAGGATTCAGTTGTCGTTGGGCATAGATTGGTATTGATCCTGAAATTTCGCACACCATAATCGTTCAATATTTGAGCGTTGACAGCGTTTACCCTGTCTTTTACAGCGGGATTTGATGGATTAACATCAATCCTGATGCCATATTTTCGCAGGATTGATAGATCAGACTCGCTTGCACTCTTGCTGCTGGTGTTCTGGCCGCTTGCGTCTGGATACACTGTTACAGGGTGACCATTGTTAATGAATCGTTCTTGAATCAGGCGGGCCATCTCAGGAGTGTCGCGCACCCCACATAATTCACCAAGCTGCATCGGTGATCCCGCCCGCACGACGTTGATGGTGGCTGTCATGTTCATAACGTTAAAATCCATTCCGATATGGAGCGGTTCGTATTTGTTCATTTCCTCATCTGTGTGATTGAGCGCACGATCAAAACCAGCATAAACACTACCACTCAATAAATTAGTAAAATTGCCGTGAATATATGCCTCAACTAATTGAGGAGGGTAACTCTCCCGCAGCGAGGTGATGTAGTCTGACGGCAGGTTATCCGAATTCTCATAAGTTGATGCCTGCACCATCCCGTAAGTTTTTGCCAGTGCTGGATTATCACGTATCTGACTGACAAATTGGTTATAAACAAATTTGAATCCTTCTGGCGTCGTGCTAATATCTATCCCATTCTTTAGCCCGTCAGCATTCTGACGCATACGCGCCATGATCTTGCGCCATGCAAGTTCCGCCTTGTCCTTCTTGAGCAAATCTAGCTCATCGATCAGTGCATATCCGATCTTGAAACCAACTATTTCAGCAGGTTTTTCAAGGGATCGGCAAAGAACAGTCGTTCTATAATGCCGACCGACATAAATATCCACCTCTTTATTAGTAAGATGAATTTTAACATTTAATCCCCAATCGGCAGCGACTTCCTCAATTGTTGGGTAAAAAATGTCTCGGATATGTCCGTATGTAGGCGCAAAGTAAACGGC